CCGTCGCCAAGCCAAGGGGACTGAAGCCGGGGGCGTTGGCGGTACGGAGGGCGGCAAAGGCCCGCAGGCAGCGATCCCGCCTTGATGGCGATGCGTTTATGGCTCGCCTCAGGCGGGCCAAGGGTGCGCCACTCCGCCGCGCCATCAATGAGTCAGATAGGGAGAACGCACTGACCGGGGCACAGCGTCGAGCGACTGCCTGGGACAAGCGCTATGCAGCGAGCAATATGCGGCAGGCTCGCGCAGACAGGACCGCAGCCGCCGCACGGGCTTTCTATATTAACTATGGCAGCGCTTCCGTGTTTGGCACGCGGCAAAGGCAAAGGACAGCAACTTCGCCATCGTTCGGGAGTAAGCGCCGGAGCCGCAGTCGCCGCCGCTAACCCATGCCCTCTGAACTCCAGCTTGCTGACGACTACGCCGAAGCCCTCAAGGCGATCGAAGCCCGCGCCGCGATCAACACCACCGCCGCGCTGCAGCAGTCGCTCATGGCCCTGCTCAGGAACCTCCGGCGCTACTACGGCCAATACGTTGACCCCTCCCTCCCGGACCAGCAGAGCGCCGATGGCGCCACCCGCCGCCCTGGCTCCTACTCGATCCAGGATGGCTCCGCCAAATTCGCCGAGCTGATCAGGATCTCTCAAGGCTTTGTGCCGGATTCACAGCTCCGGGCCATTGAGCGGGCGCTGAAGGTCTCCTTCAAGGAGGCTGTGGCACTGGGAGGCGACCTTGGCCAGCAGCTGGCGCGGGAGGCCGATCCATCCCTGCCAGATCCCAAGAGCGTCTTCGTGGGGGCCTCCAGCGAAGCGGTCAAGGCCGCTGCGGCCACCGCAACCGCCTACATCCGAGGGGAGGTGGAGGCCTTCCGGGACAATGTGACCCGCATCGTCACCGATGGCATTGGCCAGGGCGTGGGGCCACGCAAGCTTGAGCAGCAGATCAAGACCGCGCTGCTGGGCGCCAAGGATCCGCAGGGGTTGAACAACATCATGGGCCTCAGGCAGCGGGCTGAGCTGATTGCACGGTCTGAGATCGCGAACGCCTATGTGGACGCACAGAAGGCATCAGCGGCGAGGAATGGCTTTGCCTATGGCCGGTGGATCGCGACGAAGGATGAACGGACATGCCCCGTGTGCGCCTCTCGTCATGGCCGGATCTATCGCCTAGATCAAATGGTGGGCACGCTGCACCCCCGCTGTCGGTGTTCAATCTCCCCAGTCTCCACTGATGCCGTAGAAGAATCAGATCCAAAGTTGCGTGCTGTTTTGTTGCGCGATGACTACTGGGAAAAGGCTAGGAAGGATCTAACAGATCAATTTGCCGAATCCAAAAAATGGCCCTTTGAGCGGGCTTCCAAGGTGCTGGAGGATGCCGTGCTCAAGCCCTCGGCCAGCGAAAAGCGGCGCTACCCAGACATCAAGGAAGCGCCGCAGCCGGTGGGGTGAGGCCATTTTCGTGGGGCTACGGAAATGGTTTGTTTTGGGATTGCTGTTTTTTGTTGCGCCTGAATTTAGCTACTCTATCCCGCCGCGCCTTCCTCCCCTCCTCTGTCGCCTTTTCCCAGCATCGCGGGCAGATGCGACCGTACTTGCCACGGTGGATCCGTGGGCATGTGTCGCACTTGAGGCGGACTACGGCGGGCAGCTTACCCGCCTTGCGTAGGCGGGCTGTTTTGTTGTAACTACTGGATGCCATGGCTCACCACTCACCCAACCGCTGGCACCGGACCACAGCAGCGCCGCGTCCTAGCGCCGTCAGCTCCCAGGCAGATGCCAGGGCATGGCCATGGTCGCGGGCGAGCAGTTCCAGGGTCTCGGACCGGCCGCCTAGGGCGAGGAGTATCCGCCAAGGGTGTGGGGTGGGGTCAGGCATCGTCCTGGCCCCACCCTCTGGCGCGGCGTGTGCGGCGCTTGCGGCCGATGGTGGGGCCTCGCTGCCTGCGCTGTTCGGCTTCGTCGGCCATGACAGCAGCGAAGGCGTCAACAATCTGATTTACTGCCACCTGGCAGGCGCGGCCAAGCCGCTGGAAGGTGACACTCAGCGCTTCCACCTGCGCTGGCGTGGGGATGGTCTGAGGAAAATCAGGCATTGCTGCGATCCCAACTGGCCTGCTCTTCTTTTAAGCGAGCAACGGTTCCCCACGTCCAGCGAATGGATTCGGGGAAGCGAAAGCCATTTTCGCTTGGTGGGTTGGGACCCTCTACCCAGTAGGGGCGGCTAAAACCCCACCATCCGGGATTCCTTGGATCGTCTTCCTGGTGCTGGACAATCCATCCTGTGGCGATCTTTTCAGTAGTGGAAGCGGTCATAATTGCAGGTGCAACGGAATGGTGTGTGGGGAATGCCGGAGGTCAGGCATTGATATGAGCTTGGCGCCGTGCTTCTTGGCCCCAAGAGTAGAGCCCCCATCCAGCTGGTGTGACAACAAATCCCTTGCGCCCAAAGCCTGCGACCTTGCCAGCCCTGTTACGAAGCACTTGCATTCTTTTCAGGCAGTAGCGCAGCCTGTCGTCGATGGATTCAGGTAAAGCGCTACCTCGATATTGGGCTGCGGAGCGCCGCAGGATGTCCATTTCGGCCGGGGTGTAGTTGGTCATGGTTGGTGGCGAGTAAATGTTGTGCCCAGATTGCCGACGACTTGACAGGCTCTGGGCGGGCCAGTGTTGCCGGGGTGACCCCCGGCGCAGAAACAGATTCAAACGGAAACAGAAACCTTGAGCGAATCCGCAGCCGAAGCAATTGCATCCTTTGCGGCCTGAGCGATGTTTTCTGCGATGACTTTGTTTACATCAGAAACAGCGGCTTTTGCTTCTCTATCTAGCGTGTCTTTAATGTGCAGTTTCATAAGCACCGTCAACCTTGGCCCTTCGTTGCTCCAGTTACAGCTTTCTTCCTGCCTTGTCTTGAGTTTCCAATTGACGGGCTCAGACATATAAGCTTCCGCCCTTGCAACAATATATTCGATAAAGGTCTTTGGCTCACCCTTGGGCTCGCCATAGTTATTTGTTTGCTGCAGGTTTGCAGATTCAATCATCTCACCCACGCGAGGAAGTAAGTGCTCTTCCGCAAGTGCTGCAATTTTGGTATCGACAGCCTTTTGAATGCGTGTATCAATTTCACGCTTAAAGCGTGACTCATAGCGTGTTTCTTGTTCGGTTTCAGGGTCAAAGCCGGTAGACCTGAGCAAGGCCTCGACACATTGATCGACAATCCTGTCTCCAAGTGATTCGATGTCAAAGCCGAGAGACTCAAGGGTTTGGAGGTCCATTTGGTGGATGCAACGGAATGTTGTGCCCAGATTGCCGACGACTTGGCAGGCTTTGGGCGGGCCAGGGGTCAAGCCCCGTGAGAGGCGTGTTCGCCTCCCGATGACCACACTGTAACGACGACCTACCACCCCTGCGCCCCTCCCCTTAACAAACTGTCACGATCCCCCAAACGAGCTGGATCCGCTGGCCGGGAAAACTGAGGCAGCATCTGACCCATATGGCCCTCCCCCCAACCCTGCGCTTGGCGCTGGCGCTGACCGTCGCGGTCGAAAAGCGCTGCAAGCCAGCAGCATTGCAGGCCCTCAGGATGATCTGGGAGCAGAGCGAGACCGATGACGCGGCGGCGCGGGCTGCGCGACAGGTCAACGGCTGCCTGGAGCCTGGACAGCGACACTGGTTGGGCTGCCTCCGCTCCGCGTCCTGACATGGCACTCCCCAACCTGAACGCCCTGTGGGGGCCAAACGGCGGGCGCACGGTGCAGGACCGCTCCCTGCTTCGCGCTTACCTCGACCTGCCCGCCAGTGACGAGGCCATGGTGTATCTGAGCACGCAGATGAACTCCGTCGCCTCCGTGGATCCTCCCAGCGTTGCGCAGGTTCAGGCGTGGCTGGATGAAATTGTCACCCTTGAGGAAACCGGGGCGGATGAGGTTGATGCCGGCACCGCGCACTTGGGCAACGCCACCAGCTACGAAGGCCTCGCGCCCGGCAAAACGCTCACCCGTGGCGAAAAACTGGTTCAGGCCGGGAAACTGCAATGGGACACCAGCCTGGACAAGGTGAAATACGAATTCGGCTCTAACCCACGCGCTACGGCACAGGGCCAGCGAGAGGAGCGGATCAGCGTGCTCAGGCAACGGATCGCCACGGCCCTGAACCTCCGCGTGCCTGGCGCGGGCGGCATGGGCGGCGGTGTGCTGATCAGGGGCTGAGGCGGGAAAACTCGGTCAGTAGCACAACTCACTATGGCCAAAGGCGGCGGCAAGCGCACCTACACAAGAGATGCCAACGGGCGCTTCGCCTCCGGTGGCGGCAAGTCTGGCGCGATGAAGGGCGGCACCCTGGCCGCACGCAGCTCACTGAAGCGATCGAAGGCCAAGAACGTGCCTGGCGCCAGTCGTCAACAGGCTGGCGCCGTCACCCGCGCCAAGACCAAGTTGTCCAGCGCGATGGAAAGCTCTAAGCGCCAGGGGCCAGCCATGCGCGGCGTGCTCCGTGGTGGCGCCGCAAAGAAGGCCAAGGCTGCCAGCTCCGCTACATCGAAAGGCCGCAGCAAGGAGCTGGTAAAACAATTCCTGGCCAGCGGCAAGAAGGCACCCGCCAAAAAGGCGGCCAAACCAGCAATGAAGGAGTCTGGCGGCGCGAGTGTTGCGGCAGGTCGGAAGGCGAGGGACAAGTGGCTAATGAAGCAGGCTCTTCGGAGGTTCAAAAATACACCTCTCCCCCCTTACTATTCACCCAAAAACGTGCGCAAGCACAGGAAGGGCAGCTTCTAATGGCAACCCCTTTTGCCCCCTTCGCTTCGATCCGCATGGCCTGGGAGCGACCCATTGCAGCCGTCACCAGCCTCCGCGATGGCACTCGCGCCACAGTGGATCTGGTGGTGATCGAGGCCTTTCTGGACGAGCTGGGAGGCAGTGGTGAGCAGGCCATCGGTGCTCAGGCGGTCTCTGGAAGCTCCATCAGTGGCAGCCTCACCCGCTGGGCCGTGGTTCCATCAGGCGCGGACTGGCTTGATTCCGGGGCCTCCTGGACATGGGACGAAACGGGGCTCAGGCCTGCCGGTCTGCCGCGAGGTGAAAAACTTCGGACCTTCATCGGGGACCTTTCCGCCCTGCCGGCCGTGGGGCAGGCTGAGATTGGTCACATCACGATCGCCACACTCTCCCCCGAGGGCGGGATTGATGGCCTAGTTCGTGAGTTGGCGGGTGATGAATTCACCGGCATTTTTGCGGCAGGCAGGTGAGGCTGAAGAGCCGGATCAGTGTGCAGGTCAACGTTGATGTTGCAGGTAAAAGCCAGCGGGCGGCGCAAGCGGCGGCGCGAGTTGTCTTCCCTGAGCTGAACAGTGCCTTTCAAGATGCGATCGGCTCGCCTGTCTGGCAATGGCCGCGTGAGACCGTCCGGGGTTCAACCTATCGCCGCGATGGCACGCGCACGCCAGGAAAGGTAGTCGGCTCGCCTCGCAACATCGTGGACTTGGGCACCCTGAGGGCTTCCAATTACTTCAGTGTCAACGGCACCATGGGCACCTTCCGTTGGGCCGTGGGCTATGCCACTGCCGTGCACTATGGCGCAAACATCCACCCATGGGGCGATAAGACGCGGACGGTCAACCTGCCAGCAAGGCCGTGGACAGATGCCGTGCTTGGCAGGATCCTTGTTCCTGGCATTGAGCCCTATAATTACAAGGAAGTCTATAAGGCAGCGTTCATCAGCTCATGGAAAAAACAGCGCT